GCCAGTTAGCCAAGCCTTTTGTGTAAGATGCTTTAGCGCGGTTCATAAGGTTGCCTGTTTCAACCCCGTAAAGGGGTCTATAAGCCCCGTAGAGCCCCTCTGAGTAGGCTGACATACCTAGTCTATGTGTATGACCACAAACCACGCTCTTTCCTGCCTTTTTGGCAAGATTTAGGGCAGTCTGCCCAGCGTTAGGGTTCATGTTGCCCTCATCGCCATGAGCCAAGATCCAGCCCTTTTCAAATTCATAAAATTGTTTGTGAAAGGTTATGCCTAAACTGTCAAAATCCATGAACTTGGCATATTGCAACTCTGGTAGGGAAATCAATCCCGGGACTTTAAGAAGTGTGTTGTAAAGACGATCGGTGTGGTTCGATCTAATAATGTGCGCTTCTTTAGAATGCTCAGTTAATGCCCAAAGGATTTCTTGAGTAGCTGAGCGATCATCATCAAGGGTTTGCTGATAAGCCAAAGGTGTTTTTTCAGCCCATCGAGAAATGGTTTGAAAATCGATCTCATCGCCAACACATAGAACGCTATCAAATCTCTCACGCCTTGCAAGTTTAATGACATTTTTGACAGCTGCTTCATGGTGGTATGGGATTTGTAAATCTGAAATTACCAGATATCGCTTAATCATCATCCTCATCGTCAGTTGGATCTATGGAAGGAATTATTCCGCCATCGCCTACGATCCAATCAGGGAAAGTCTTATGTTCAGTCATAAGCCAAAAAGCATGTTCAGGCGTAAACCCTGCTTTTCTGGCTGCTTTATAGCACTCATGCAGAGCTGTGTAATGTTGATCTAACTTACTTAACGGCTCAGGAGAATGGCGAACGATACGCTTATTGATCTTTTTGCGTTTAGAAGGTTTGCGTGTGTTCGCCATAATTAAAATTATGACTTACTAATTAGGACAAAGAGATCATCGACACGCTTTTCAAGTCGAGAACTTTGCAGTTCCAATCTTGAAATGGTGTCCTTGATCGATGAGCCTCCATTGGGCTTGAGTTCTGCTAGATAAGATTTAATAACCCAGCGCAGACCCACTAATAAACTTGTTGATACGGCGCAAACGCCAACGGCGATAGCGACCCAATCGTTTGCCGTCATTTTGCATTAAGTCCATAATCAGCTTCGCTCCCTGAATTTGGATCTAATGCCTTTGCTAATGGTGCAACCAATGCTCCAGCCAATACTGCTAACTCTGGTCGAATATCAGCGACAATTGCTAAGGCAACAGTTATGCCTGATGCAGCCACAGCTCTTAGATATGACTTAATTGCTGCTTTGTGTTTCTTGGTCAGTTTCATTACTTGCCTCCTAGTAGTGGGATGTTAAAGAAATCGCCCGGTTGATTTTCTTTGAACGAAATATGGATATGTTTATGGTGTGGATTAATGCCACGATATTTGATGAACTTCCAAAATGACTTAGCACTAGCAATTTTGCCAGCGTGTATTACATACAATATGCGCTTATCAGTTTTTGCTGCTTGTCGAATTTGATCTGCCAAATCGAAACTAACTCCGTCTTGGTCAGACAGGCGAGCGTCAATGTCGATGGCGCATACTTCACCCTGTTCATTTGGGTTATGCTGACTGACTCTGGATGAATGACGAGCATCACCAATCCACCCATCGCTGGCACGCTTGCGATCAGGGAAGCAGTCATCAGTTTGCTCTCTTAACTGAACAGCAGCTTTAGATAACCAAGCCTTCATTAGCCAAGTATCGTTTTAAGTTCATCGGCAGTTAAACCAATGCGATCAAGGATTGCAGCTTTAGCGGTTTCTTTTGCTTTAGCATCAACAATCTCGGCAGCTTTAATGCGCTTAATCTCATCATCAATTTGCTTTTTAGTAGGAGCATCACCATCTAAAACGATCCAATTAATAGTTGAGTAATCATCATCTTGATAAGAAAATTCAGCATTAGGATTCAAATTTTTAATTGCCTTTGTTAAATAACTCATATTATGCACCTATTTCTAACAAAATTATTGATGAACGAGTATTTGCGTAGTTATATCTAACAGTTCCAGTATTTGCAGTGAATAGTGTATTGCCTTGTATTTTGTAAGTTGTCGCAGATGTAGTGTTTGGACTGTCTATGTAACTAAACGACAAAGTGTGATTAACTTCAAAACTTGTGCTACCTGTATTTGTAAATCCAACTGCATAGTCATTTGTTGTTAATGTAGTTGCGCCTTTTAAAAGTCGCATACCCGCAAAATTTGTTGTGCTATCTCTAATTAAAGAAATTGGTGCTGATACAACAATCATAATTCTAGAAGTTGCTAATGTGGGAGTTATAGTGGCGGTTATACCTGTATCAGTATAAGTTGAAGTTGCAATACTTGTTGTTGTTGATGTTGTGCCTTCAACAACTTGCAATACTTTGCCACCGCCAGCAGGAGCAGCCCAAGTTGGAACACCGCCAGCAACAGTTAAAACATTGCCAGTTGATCCAATTGCTAATCTTGTGTTGGTGTTAGAAGTCGATGAACGATACTCAATATCGCCAAGAGTTGTAGAAGGGTTTAATGCTTTGGTAGTTGTATCAACAGATGATCCAAGCGTGCGAATAGCAGCTGCGCCATCCTTTACCAGCGCAGTATCATCTGGGGTTGTCCAGCCATAATTAGTAGTGGTTGCCATATTGTCCTTTATCTCAGGCTACGATTGTAGCGTATTCCCATGTCAAAGTTGGATCTATTGTCTGCCATGTTTCAACTATTGGAACAGTATTCCATCGCATAGCCACCTGACTGAATGCGACAGGCGATAGATTTATGGTCAGGAATAATTCATTGAACAGAGTGCTCCAACGCCACCCTTCAACATATCCTTCAAATTCTCCACCTGAGATTTGATCAGGCAGGTTTGTGATATTCAAAGGCTGACCCATAAAAACACCAAGCAGGTTATCTCGATCTGAGTTATCAATCTCAGGATTTGTCAATGGAAAAGTAATGCTTTGGAATACAGCTAAAGGAAAGGCTCTTTGAGCAATATAACGATCTGCCACAGCTTGAGCATCCACAGCTGAATGGATTGTCGAATTTATGCTTTCACCTTTATAACCATAAAGCGCAATTGATGATGCTGATGATGCGGTCTTTTCTTGGCTAAAATTTGAACCATAATTGATAATAATGTCATTTCTAATATCACCTGATCTAGTAATGGTGGATAATCCTGAACCTAAAGCATGGTTGGCATCTAGATCAACATAGCCATTGGTCAATAGGTAATTCTGTCGATGGTCTGCATCTGCATAACCGATATTGCCTTGATTGTCCTCATACAAATATCCAAAGGCTGAATTAGCAATAAGGCTTGCAATGTTGTAGATAGTGTCTGGGGCTTGACCGCCACCTCGACTTTGCATTGTATAAAGTCCGGGCTGATCTATTTCGCCAAGTCCTAGATTTACAGCTTGCGCCCATGTTTCTGTTGGATCATATCCTGCCCATGTTTCAGCTGCTGGAACATCGTTCCAAGTTCCGAGCAATACGCTAGACAATAAATCATAGATCTGGTTGCCATCCTCATCTTGCGAAATTGCATCAGAATATAATTCTTTGGCTAACTTGACCAAAGATCCCATCGCCAAGATTGTGTAATTAGCAACTTTCGCTATGTTTCCAAATGCTCCAACCTCAACAGTTAGATCGGTAATATCTCCACCAAAGAGATTGACATAAGTTCCTGAACTGTTTTTGACTTGTAAAGCAAAACTATCGTTAATAGCAAATGGCAAAGTTTGACCTGATAAAGCGACCAGGGTGATCTGCATATAAGATGGGGATGGCTGAGTATAAATATCAGTCCGACCAGCCTGATGCTGAATATCGCTTATTGCAATGTCTGTGTATTCAGTTCCAGCAATTGTCAATTTCCAGTCAGGAGTAAAGACAGTCATTAGTCGCCTCTAACGCTTCTGCCACTCAATGAAGGAATTGATCTTGCTGCGCTTTCGTTAATTACTTTTGATACTGCTCTAGCTGCGCTTTCGCTATCTAATGCTTGAACTGTAATGTTATTGGTTACTCGGCTTTCTCTAACATTTGAACTATTTGAAACACTAGGAACATTAGGCACATTACCGGATGGTGCAATTTGGCTTAATCCATAAGTAGCAGCACCAGCAGCAAGCGCAGCAGCAGCTGTTCCAACCGATGCTCCACCTGTTGCAAACGCTGTGGCAATACCGGCAGCAGCAGCAGCATTTCTAAGGGCTACCATTGCACCAATCAATGTTTGAATGGCTGCAACAAATGCAAGCACTTTATTAACAACAAATACTGTTGCAATAATTGCACCTACAATCAGTAATTCCTCTTTAATGCTAATTACAAATCCAATTAAAGAAATTAATTGTTGGCCAAAGTCATAAGCCCCCTGAGTTGCATCGGTTATTCCAGCAACTACACCATCCTCACCAGTTAAACCAGCAGCAAAGGCTTCAATGTTTGGAACTACTGTTTCCAGAAAATAATCTGCTAATTCTTTAACGATAGGCAGTAAAGCAGTTCCAATCTTTTCTTTAGTTTCATCAAGAGCAATAGTTAATTGCTTAAACTTAAACTCAGCGTTGGTTGCTTCATTGTCAATAAATCCTTTATATGTTCCTTTAAGGATTGCCATGATTTCCTCATGGGATTTAGTTTTAAGAGTAGCAGCATCAATGCCTAGACCCAATTTACCAAGAGCAGCATTTTGCCCATCAAAACTTTTACCTAAAGCATTTGTAACTACTTCAAGGGGCTTACCAGTTGCGGTTGCAATTTCTTGAGAGAGTGCAAGTAAATCTTGTGCTTTTGTAACATCCTGAGTTGATCTAATAAGTCGAGCAAAGGCTGGTCTTAAAACATCATCGGTTGTCGCAGTAGCAATTGATTGCTTTGAAATATAATTATCAATTGATTTAATCTGGTCATCAGTAGCCTTGGTATTTGATCTAATGGTCTGCTCTAAAGACTTACGACCCTTTTCATCCTCAGCAGCAGCTTTAACGGCAGACACCGCAAATGCTGTAACGGCTGCTCCAGCAACGGCAAATGCGACTGCTGCTTTCTTGCCAAAGTCAGCTATATTATCGGCTGATTTATTAACTACCTTTTCAGCATCATTTAAACCTTTTTTAAGATTATCAATATCAGCAGCTAAAGCAAGGGTTAAGGTTCTACTTGCCATCATTGAACTCTTTTCTAATTGCCAAAATTATATCCTCAAACTCTTTAATGATGGTTGGTTGCAAATGTCTAATTGTTGGATAAATAAACCAACCTCTCGAACCCGGCCCTTTTGGCATCGGCCCTGACCATCTAGGGAATTGTGGGTATTTTCCTGAACCAAATTCAGCTGCTGCACCTATACCTTTGCGGTTGCCTTTAGGATCATTGCGAGTATTGAATTGAGTTGTTGCTCCACCTGAAAATCTTTGAGAAGCAAAACCAAAAGATATTTCACCAAGCAATGATGATTTCTTAACTTTGCCACCTTGAGCAACGCGATCAGCAACTTTACCGCGAGATGAAGCAACTCTGCGAATTTCATTTAATTCTTTTTGTGCTAACTCGCCAACTCTGCGCTTGGTTTCCTCGACAGCAATTTCATTCATGTTTCTTATTACTTTAGCAAATTGAGCAAGTTCTTTTTTGTCATAAACTATTAAAGGTTCGGTGCTAGTTGCCATTCCGTTCCTCCAATATCTCTATCGCTGTTAAGATGTCCTCGCCATCAACCCACTCGCTTATTGGTATTTGTGTGGCTATCGCCAACTGAACCAATAACCTGCTTAGGCTTCCGACTGGATGGCTTTTGGGTTTGCATCACCGACTTGAATGTCTGCAATCGTTTCCATCCATGCTTCAAAAGGTTTAACTGGTTTTCCAGCAGCTTCGCGCTTGTGAGCGTTATATGCTAAAAACATTAAATCCCACATTCCGATTTTTTCGGATGCTTGGCTTATTATGTTTGAAGTTGCCTTTTCCCATTTTGCAAACTCAGGCGGTTGGGCTACATAAGTTGCTTGCTCGCCTGAGTTGTATTCAATATTTATTTGTAATTTCATTTTTTGCTCCCGTTTCTATTTTTTAACTGAATGTTTCGGTTACTGCACCCTTTTGAACTGTGAATGTAAAGGAAACAGTTTGAGCATCTGTTCCTGCTCCACCTGCGGTTGGAAATTCAGGAAAGACATCAAAGGCAAATACTGCGCCTGTTGCAGCAGTCATTGTCATTGTAATAGTGCTGTCAGCTGCGGTTTCAGCAGCAGTCCATAGTGCTTCGCATACTGAGTTAGCCTTACCCCAGTCTGCCAACATGTCTAATTGGAATGTTGCGCTGATGTTTGTGGTTTTGTAAGCCTCGCCATCAAGTGTTTGATACACCTGACGATCATTGACTTTTGTTAATACTGCATTGGTTGCTTGTGCTTCGATGTCTGTTCCACCTGTGAAAGACAACGAAATATCGCGACCTGTGATTACTGTGGTTGCCATTATTTCTCCTTAGACTGTGCGTGTGTAGTAGGTAGATACTCGAACATCTGCGATAAGCAAAGTCGATGCTCCGACTGTGGTGACTGTTGGTCTTTCGACCGAGCTGACAATATATCCAACTGGAATAACTGCCAGAACGCTTATAATTAACTGCTCGATATTGTCGAGCGATGCTGGGTTGCTGTTATATGCAACTGCAACTGAAATGGTCATATTGACCTTTGCACGAATGTTTGATTTGTTTATTGTTTCAAATTCTAGGTATGGGCTATCTGGAACGACAACAACTGCTGGCGGAATAACTGTTTCTGGCACAAAAGAATAAACATTTCCTGCAACACTTGCTAAAGCAGTTGCTAAAGGCGTGCGAACTTGTTCAAGAATTGTTTGGTTAGCCACTATTGAGCCATACTTTCGGTATCAATATATGAACCAAGCAAACCAACGCATTTATTAAATAATGATCGACCCATTCTGAATGGTGTTGAAGTAAAATCTACTCCTTCGATTTGTCCTCCGCCTGCAAGTCTTGCTTGGAAAACTTCGACTGAAACGGTATAGACGGCTGACTGAACAGCTGCATTTCCAACATAAGTTGATCCGCCAGAAAGGGCAGCAACTCCGGATGGGATGACATTAACCTCGAGTAGATCGGCATTAGTGATTGATTGTGAAAAGGTATATTGTCCAAGATTATCTGCCAACACAGCTCTTGTTCCGTTGTAGGGGCTTCCGCATCCTGTGATGATGACTTGCTGGTTTTCGGTGAATTCATGTATTCCTAGTGTAGTGAAAGTGGCGACATTATCAGTCAGCGACACTTTTTGAATTGGTGCTTTGAATGTAACTAGCATTGGCAGAATTACTGTTTCTGCGGTGTCAATAATTTGGTTTAAGTAAGTGTCGTTATACAAGGCAGATGACACACCAAGCACAGATCTCAACTCGGAAGCTGTAATTATGGTTGGCATGTCATCTCCTTACTCCCTTAATGGATGCCTAGGATCGGGAGCAACCCTAGGCACTCAGTTAAATTGATTAGTTCTTGTTGAAGTGAACTGATCCGTTAGCAACCTTAGTTGCAAGTGCTCCGTAGCCATAGTAAGCAACAGATACTTGACCAGTTGCAGTAATGTCTGAACGAAGTGATAAGCGTGGGCTCTCATACCATGTGTATGACTCTGGATTAATCACAAACATTGATCCATCGCCAGTTGTGTAAGTTAGAGCTGAAAGTGAACGAGATACATATAGATCTAGTCCTGCAACATTTCCACGAAGTGATTGTGGTCCAACTTGACCGGCTGCGTTTTGTGGTTGTGATGCGTTGTAGATTGGGCGACCTGAATCGTTGTAGCCCATGATGTTTGCCCATTGTTCTGGTGAAACAACAATGTTGCGAGCAAAGCCTAGTGAGTTTGAGTAAACCAACTGTGCTGCTTGTGCTGCATAACCTAATAGGCCAGCAGCTGTGTTGTCCTGAGCAGTTGTAGCAATTAAGCCAGATGAGATGATTGCGTTAGCAACATACTTATCGGTTTCTTTTGCATAAGCAAACTCCATTTGACGAACTAACTCATCAAAGAATGCTGGGGATGAACGATCTAGTAATTCAACTGAGAATGTTTGTCCGCCAGCAAATTTCTTAACATTCACAGTTACGAAAGATGATGTCATGTCGGTTGTATCGATTGCTGCTGCTTCTGCTTCTTCTCCAACAGTTGGAACTGCTGTGATTTTAGGAATTTCAAAAGTCATTCCTGATGCTGGAAGTGCACCGCGTGAAATTGCGTCAATTGCCCCACGATCTCCATTTGAAAGACCATTGATGATCTCTGTTGATTGTGGTGTTGGAATTAAACCTGCAACTGTTGAAGTTGTGTCGGCTGCCATAACATACTGACGGCTTTCATCGCTTCCTAGTGCCGCACGAACTGAGTGCTCTAGGTATGTTGCTTTGTTAGTGATTGGTGAGCGTGGCTTTGTATAGGCAACAGACTGAGCTGCCACTACGACCACAGGCTCAGACTTTGCAGCTTCTACCGCTTCGGTTGCGATAGGAGCATCTGAAGTAATATCAGACACTTTGTCCTCCTGTGTTGTTTGATCCTCAGCGGTTGCTTCGGAATTCTCTGTTGGTGTTTCTGTTGCTGCTACATCGGCAACTCTTGCGCTATCAATAGCAGGATGGGTTACTAAACTAACCTCAATTAACTTTGCTGCACTTATTGACATAACGCCATCTTTGTTTTTCCAATCATCAACCATAACTCCAACGCTAAATCCATCGCGTAGTCCTTCGGCTGCTTCTAACAAAGAATCATCGCCAGCAATAGTTCCAGCAATCTTAAATGTTGCTTCAATACCAGCATCATCAGCTGTAATATCCATTAACTTGCCAATTGGTCGTGTGCGATCATGCTCAAGCAATAATTTAACTGGCTTTGAGAAATCGATTGACCCTTTCTCAAATACTGTTGCTCCAGCTGATGTATTTCCGCGCTCGCCCCAAGTTACGATTGTTCCTGAAATTGTGCGCTTACGGCTATCGGCTGCGGTTAGTGTTATTGGGAAATTAATCTTCATCGGATTAAATCCTCCTCCTCTTGAATTTGCTCAACGCTCATCGCGCCAATGCGGTTTAGGATTTCATAAACTTGCGCACGCTCTAATGCTGAGCCACGCAAGAAATCATCAATGTCAAATCGAACTTCAACGCCATTTGGCACAAAATCAGCAGCTGACAATCTTTGCTCAATAGGAGTGACTACATTTCTCAAGCTGAAATCAATAAGTGCTTTTCTTTCTGCTGTCATGTTTGAATAAGTCATTGAAGTAGTTTCAGCAGATAGGAAAGATGCTGGAATTCCAACCGCCCGGGCAAGTTCCAAAGCCAGATACTGGCGTGCTTCATTTAATTGTAATTTTTGTGGATCAAAACCTAATGCGGTCAATTCGACATCAGCATTTAAGAATGCAGTTGCTCTTGTGTTTCTAGCAACCTTCCAACTTTCAAGAAGTTTAGAAATTCTTTCTGGCGTAAGATTTGTGCCATTTGATTTAAGAACCATTGTTGGAACTGGCTCTTTAGCGTATAATTCAGCAGCCTTTTCTAATTCTTGTGCAGCTCTAATTGTGCGACCTGCGCGATTTAATACACCCTCATCTAATCCGCTAAATACAATCAAAGATCCAATGCCAGATGCTGGAACATGCATTCCATCAACCATGTATGAAGTAATTTCAGTTTGATTTGCATTTAAGTTATATGTGACGCGATCTGGCGCAACTCTTGTCCATGCGCGAACGCGACCACCATCAGAAGCTGAATATGCATCTAATACCTGACCATACCCAACCCCATGAAATAATAAATCTTCCGCGATCCAACTATAAATTGCTGATCCTGCAACTCTTGGATCTGGTTGCATAATTACGCGTTGTGGTCTTAAATGTTCTTTTGTAAAATGATTGTAAGTTTCAATTGGTAATGATCCGATGGTTGAGCAAATTATATTTCTTGCTCTTGCTACTGATGGAACTGACATCGCTTGTTCGCGAGTTGCAGTTTGCGCTCCGTAAAATAATCCGCCAACAGCTGATTGCAAATTGTAAGGAGTGTTAGCAGCAGCGACATCCATTTGGACTGTTGGTGTCTGATTTGTCAGAAATCTATCAAATAATCCCATTAGCACATAATATACCATATATCCTAATTATCCGACTTGTATATCAATTTCCGTTTCTTGTTGTGTCGCAAAATATGTTGCTAACGCCGAAGCGACAGCTGCACAAACTGCCACTCGACTAGCACGCCTTCCGATGATCCATGACCCATCCCCATAGGGCAGTTTTGCAGCGGAAAGTGTTTGTTGGGTAAGTTCATCTTGCCCACCATGCTGTAATCGATGGGAATTGATTGCGCCCAGCCACCGATCACAACTTTCAGCATATATCGCCCCATCCATATCTGTAATGGGAATTCCAGCAGGAACTAGCCGACTTGCGACAGCTTGTGCAGTCCTCTTGGAATAAGCGACAGTCTGAACATTATATTTTCTTACATAAGGAGCAATGTCATTTGCAACCGCTAAATCGTTTATTGAATAATCATTTGACCAAGTGTGAAGCAAAACCAAGTTAAACTTTTCGCCCGGTAGTTTTTGTGTGGCTACAAGTGCGCCAAACTTTCTATCTGGACTTAAATCTAACCCAAACCAAGTTTCTTTGTCAGGATCTAAAGGTATCGGATCGGTCTGACATAATCCCCACTTTTGCGCATCAATTGCAGAGTTGATTGTATCGACCCATTGTGCCAAAACTTCGGTTCTTACAATATCGGGCGGATCATTGATAACCGCTTTTAAGTTATCTGGATGGATTGTTATTCCTAATGACGGATTGGCTTGAGCGAATGCTGGCCAGTTCATTTCTCCTGACGGAAGGAGAATTGGCGCATCGGGTTCTGCACTCCACTCAAACCAACCAATCGGATCGTTAATTGTAGCTGAAACCAACGCCCTCTCACGCAATTTGTTTAGGATTACGGAATGTTGATCTCCTGCTGATGAATAAATCCATACCTGCGGATTTTTAGCAGCCATCATGGAATAGCGCATTGATGACCAAGCATCCTCATCTTTGTATTCACGCAACTCGTCAAGATGTATCGTTTCTGGTTTCGATAACCCTCTCGCAGCATTGTTAGCTGCCTTTACAACAAATCGTCTGTTGCCAAATAATTCAATTTCCTCCGCGCCATGTTGCCAACGGATTTTCTTTACTTCCTTTTCCAACTTTGGATTAACTTCAATAAGTGCAACAATCTGGCGAAAGGTTTCTAGTGAAGTTGTAAGTCGGTGAGCTGACGCAAGCTGTAAGCCTTCGCCCCATACGAACATTCCTGTCAGGATACGCAACATCATTAAAGTTGATTTGCCTTGCTGTCGTGCCATGATCAATCCTAGTTCGGAATGCGCCCATCGACCATCGGCTCTGACTTTGTGTCCATGAATGCAGACAAATTTCTGCCATTCCATCAGGTTGATGCCAAGTTCGGTAGCAAAGTCGATCATTTCTTGACCCTTTGAAGGTAAATCATTGAGTTTTGAGTGAATTCGTGGTGTTTGCACACCTCCTAATCCCGAATAAGCCTGATCGCTTAGGATCTCTCCAGTTTTAAGGTCAATCAAGCTGATCCTGTCGGTTCGTGTCCGATTGAAGTGTTTTGTGGGTTAGAAAAGGAACG